ATCCGGGCCGGTGAGACGCCGGCCGCCGTCGTGATGACGACACACTCCCGCAGCCGGACACCCCGGACACGAGGACGCCCCATGATCGATCCCCAAGAGCGCGCCTGCGCGCACTGCAACCATTCCAAGCACGCCACCGACGACATCTACGAGTGCCGCGTATGGCCGCCCGAGACCGTCGATGCCGAAGGCGACGAGATTCGCATGGTGTTTCCGATCGTGATGGCGGATATGTGGTGCGGGCAGTTTGCGCGCCGAGTGAATTGAGGGCGGGATGGCGCGCAAGGCTGTTGACTGGGAGTCTGTTGAGCGGGAGTACCGCGCAGGCATCCGGTCGCTGAGAGACATTGCCGGAGAGGTTGGCGTATCAGAGGGCGCGGTTCGCAAGCGCGCAAAGGCCGAAGGATGGGAGCGAGACCTTTCCGCAAAGATCGACGCGAAGGCTGAGGCGCTGGTACGCAAAGCCGAGGTACGCAGCAAAGTACGCAGCGAAGGAAGTACGCACGACGAGCGCACAATCGTTGAGGCAAACGCGCAGGTCATCGCAGACACGGTGCTCAACCAACGCCGCGACGTTTCCCGAAGCCGCTCCATCGTGCAAAAGCTCTTTGACGAACTGGAAGCGCAAGGCGACGGACTCGAAGAGCTCGCCATGCTCGGCGAGGCGCTCGAAAGCGGCGACGAAGAGAAGCTTGCGCAGATCGCCCGCAAGGTGGTCGCGTTCCCGTCGCGCGTCGATTCTGCGAAGAAGCTGGCCGAGTCGCTGCGCACCCTGGTCGAGCTCGAGCGCAAGGTGCTGCGCATCAAGGACGACACGAACCTGGACGACTTCGCCAAGAAGATCGGCGAGGGCGCCGCGCTCTCCGGCATGGACGCCTATCGGCAGATGTGCAATGGCGGCTGAGAAGGTCGAGACCGTCCTTCCCGCGCTGGACTGGAAGCACCCGGACTACGAGCCGATCATCCAGGAGCGCATGCGCAGGCTGCAGACGATCCGCGGCACGCCGGGGATGGTTGAAGGACTCAAGGAGTTCTACAAGGAAAACCCGGCGCAGTTCATCACGGACTGGGGCGTGACGAGCGACCCGCGAAACGCGGACGTGGGCCTGCCGGTGACGGTGCCTTTCGTGCTGTTCCCGAAGCAGGCCGAGTTCATCGATTGGCTGGTGGGGCGCTGGAAGGGACGCGAGGACGGGCTGGTCGAGAAGTCGCGCGACATGGGTCTGTCGTGGCTGTGCGTGAGCATCGCTGCAACGCTGTGGCTGTTCAACCCCGGCATCGTGATCGGCTTTGGTAGCCGGAAAGAGGAGTACGTCGATCGCATTGGCGACCCGAAGTCGCTTTTCTGGAAGCTGCGCGAGTTCATCAACAACCTGCCCATCGAGTTTCAGCCGAGCGGATGGAATGCGGACAAGCACGCGCCTTTCATGCGAGTGCTGAACCCGGAGAACGGCGCAGCGATCGTCGGCGAGGCGGGTGACAACATCGGTCGCGGCAACCGGACGGCAATCTACTTCAAGGACGAATCAGCCTTCTACGAGCGCCCGGATGCCATTGACGCAGCGCTCTCGCAGACCTCGAACTGCAAGATCGACGTGAGCACGCCGAACGGCTCGGGCAATCCGTTCTACCGCAAGCGCTTCGGCGGCAAGCTCAAGGTCTTCGTATTCGACTGGCGCGACGATCCGCGCAAAGACGAAGCCTGGTATCAGCGTCAGTGCGAAACCCTGGAGCCGCATGTCGTGGCGCAGGAGATCGACCGCAACTACGAGGCGTCGGTCATCAACGCCTTTGTGCCAGGCCCGCTGGTCGATGATGCGATGCGCCGAGGGCCGACGCAGGTCGAGGCGATCGGCCGGCTGCGCGTAGGCGTCGATCCGGCGCGCTTCGGGAACGACAGGTTCGCGGTGACGATTCGCCGCGGCCGGCTGGTGCTCAAGATCGAGGAGACGCAAAAGCTCGACTCGATCCAGGGTGCGACGTGGGTCAAGTCTTTGCTGGACCCTTACGGTGAGATGCCGGGCCAGATCGCGGTCGATGAGATTGGCGTAGGCGCAGGCGTGGTCGATCAGCTTCGCGGCTGGTATGGCGACACGGTGGTGGGTGTGAATTCCTCGCTGCGCATGGATGGCGACGCAGGAAGCGAGTTCCGCGGCCTGATCGCCACGAAGACGATGTACTACAACATGCGCGCCCTGATGTGGGGCGAGATGCGCGAGTGGCTGGCAGGCGCATCGATGCCGATGGACCACGAGCTGAAAGCCGAACTGACCGCGCCGCGTTACAGCTACCGCGGCGGCTCGCTGATCCTCGAGAGCAAGGACGACATGAAGGCGCGCGGGGTGAAGTCGCCGAACCGAGCGGACTCCCTGGCGCTGACCTTTGCGGACCCGCGAGAGCCGCAGCAGATTCTCTCGCACCCGGTATTCGGCGCAGCAGCTCACGCACAGATCGGCAGAAAGCCGGCAAGCCGCGCGGGCTACTAGCGACAGACGAAAAAATGCCCCGGCGGTGTTGGAAGCACCCCGAGGCGTGGCCAATCCTCAAGGCAGGACTGACATGGACAAGTATAGCCAATCGCCGAAGGGCGAGGAACCCGCACGCCAGTACATCGATATGGAGACTGGTGAGCTCGTAGAAATAAGCATAAAGAGCAACGACCCTGAATCCCGCGAGCAGCAAGGGACTGTGTTGCCAAATTTGGCACTCAAGGGTGGCGAATCTGTCAACATCGCCTACCCATTCAAGTGGGTGGCGGTTTTCCTGCCTGCGTTCAAGCGCATCATCCAGGCTGGCCTGACGAACCGCGAGGCCAATGTGCTGTACGAGATGCTGCAAGAGCTCCAATACGGCAACAAGATCGACGTGTCACACAGAATCATCGCCGAGAACCTTGGGATTGACCGAGCCAACGTTTCGAGGGCGATCAAGAAGCTGGTCGATGCGGAGATCCTTCAGAAGCTGCCGGACCCGAACGACAACGGGCGCAGCATCTACAAGCTGAACAACATCGTCGGCTGGCGAGGCAAGTCGTCAGACTGGCACAAGGACAGAGAGCGCGGATCAAACAACGTGATTCGCGCCAACTTCAGGAAGCGGCCCCCCAAGTAGCGGGCCATTCTGTTTTTGAGCCGGCCCGACAGGCTCAAACGCACCCCCAATGGGTGGTCCTCCATCCGACTACTCGGAGGTCGCGTCGCGCGTCTTCGCGGGCGACACTGCTGCCGTCGACAACCCGCTGTTCGGGCTCGGCCAGGATCTGATGTCCGAGTTCCTGCGCGCCGAGACCGAGCGCCGGGAGGTCGAAGAGCGCTGGCTGCAGGACTTGCGCCAGTACAAGGGGCGCTACGACCCCGAGGTCGAAAAAGAGATCGTCGGCAGCAAGGCTTTTCTGCGCAAGACCCGGATCAAGATCGAGTCGGTCGATGCGCGCATGACCGATCTGCTGTTCCCGGCCAACCGCGAGCGCAACTACCAGGTCGAGGCGACACCCGAGCCCAGCATCCCTGCGCCGCAGAAGAAAAAGCTGGTCGAGATGCTGACGCAGCTCAATCAAGGTCAGAGGCCGGATGCGCAGACGATCAAGAGCGCCGTGAAGGACTTTGCCGATCAGGCTGCGCGCCGGATGGATGACCGCATCCACGATCAGCTCACCGAGGCCAAGTATCGCAAGGTCGCGCGCTCCGTCCTGCACTCGGGCCACCTCTACGGCACCGGCATCCTCAAGGGGCCATTGGTCGAGCATCGCACGCGCCTGACCTATCAATGGGATGACGAGAAGGGCCGCTTCGTGCAGACCGTCCAGCGCTTCTCGGCGCCGTTCCTGTCGGACGTGCCGATCTGGCACTGGTATCCCGACATGAGCGTGACCGAGCTCGAGCACTGCGGTTTCGTCTGGGAGCGTCACCGTCTGTCGCGCAAGGACATCGCGGATCTGGCCGAGCGAAAGACCTTCGCAAGCGACAAGATCCGCACCTACATCAACGGCAGCCCGGACGGCTTCATCCGGCTCTTCTGGTACGAGCACGAACTGCGCGAGATCGGCGACCAGCGCACGCTGATGACGTCCACACGCTCCGGGCAGTACGACCTGTATGAGCGCTGGGGCTACCTCTCGGGCGACAAGCTGCGCGCCTGCGGCGTGGAGGTGCCCGATGACCGGCTGCACGAGAGCTTTTTCGCAAACGTCTGGCTGCTGCCGGACGGTGAAGTCATCCGCGCCGTGCTGCAGCCCATCGAAGGGCAGACGTGGCCGTATCAGCTCTACTACCTCGACAAAGACGAGACGAGCATCTTTGGCGAAGGGCTGGCGTCGATCATGCGCGACGACCAGGAGATGATCAACGCGGCGATTCGCATGCTGCTCGACAACGCTGCGAAAACTGCCGGCCCCCAGTTCGAGGTCTATGTGCCCGCGTTCCCGGCCAATGCGAACCTGACCGACAGCTACCCCGGCAAGATTTGGCCGCGCATCGGCGGCGACATGCAGTTCCCGGCCGTGCGCCCGCTGGAGTTCCGCGCGCACATGCAGGAGCACGTGGCGATCCTCGAAATCTTCGATCGCAACGCCGACGAGACGACCGGCATCCCGAAGTACAGCTACGGCGACAACCCGCAGAAGGGCGCGGCCGGCACGGCATCGGGTCTGTCGATGCTGATGGCGCAGGCCAATACGCACCTCAAGGACTTGGTGGCGAACTGGGATGAGGGCGTCACGAAGCCCTTCATCGGCGCGCTCTACCGCTGGAACATGCAATTTTCCAGGGACGACAGCATCAAGGGCGACTTCGAAGTCAAGGCGACCGGCGTGTCCTCCTTGATGGCCAAGGAAGTCAAGGCACAAGCGCTAGCCCAATTCGGCGCCACCCTGCAGCCCGAAGAGCGCGCGTACATCAAGTGGGCGCAACTGGCCGAAGAAAAGGCCAAGACGCTCGACCTGGGCGAGCTCGTGAAGTCGCAGGAAGAGGTCGAGCAGGAAATGCAGTCGCCTGCAGCGCAGATGGCGCAGCAGATGCAGCAGATGGCCCAACAGCTTGCGATGGCCGAGCAGGAAGCCAAGGTCGCCAAACTCAAGGCCGAGGCCAACAAGATCGAGGCTGAGCGCCTGAATCGGATGGTCGAAGGCATCTATGCCGCGATGCAGGCTGCAGGCGTGGCCGCGCAGTCGCCGGCCGTGGCTGCAGGCGGGGACGCCATCCTGCAGTCCGTGGGCTACACCGACGCTACGCCCAACGATCCGGTGACGGGCAATGCGCAACAGCAAACCGCCGCAGCGCCAGTTCAGGGCGGACCCGCACCTGCGCCGATGGCCGACCCGAACGCCGGGCAGCGCGCAGGCATTGAGACGGCGCAGATCGAGGTGGCGCATTGACTGCTCTCCTCCCTAAAGGAAGGAGATTCCCACTTCACTGAATCCAGCCTCACTGCACTTAAATGCAGATCGGACTTACAGACTCTCCATGGGCTGAAACGGCCAGTCCGGCCGCCAAAACGTTGCGCGCTGCGTTTATGTCGCGGTCGTGGAGCGTGCCGCATTCCGGGCACACCCACTCGCGCACGCTCAACGGCAGCTTCGATACGGTGTGCCCGCAGTCACTGCACCGCTTGCTGGATGGATACCAGCGGTCGATGCCCACGAGCGTGCGCCCGTACCAGTGCGCCTTGTATTCCAGTTGCCGCACGAACTCGGCCCAGCTTGCATCGCTGATTGACTTGGCCAAGTGGCGGTTCTTCTGCATGTTGCTGACGGCAAGACTCTCGATGGCGATCACTTGGTTTTCGTTGATCAGCCGGGTCGAGAGTTTGTGCAGGAAGTCCCTGCGGGCGTCTGCCACCTTGGCATGCAGTCGTGCGACTTTGCGCCTTGCCTTGGCGCGGCGCGCGGAGCCTTTTTGCTTCTTGGCCAGTCGCCGCTGCAACTTGGCGAGCGTGGCTTCGTGCTTGCGAAACATGTTCGGCGCGGCGACCTTCTCGCCGGTCGAGAGAATCGCAAAGTGGGTCAGGCCCAGGTCGATCCCCACCTTGCCCGCGACTTCCGCCTTGGGTTGCACCGTGTCATCACACAACATCGACACGAAATACCGGCCCGCCGCGTCTTTCGACACGGCGACCGTCGTGACCTTGGCCGCACGCTGGAGGGTGCGCGAAAAGCGCACATCGAGCGGCGTGTCCATCTTCGCCAGCTTGAGCGTCTTGCCATCCCACTTGAAGGCGCTGGTGGTGTATTCCGCCGACTGTGGCCCGTCCTTGCGCTTGAAGGCAGGGTACTTAGCACGTTTGGCGAAGAAGTTGGCAAAGGCGGTTTGCAGGTGGCGCAGCGCCTGCTGCACCGGAACCGAGCTGACCTCGTTGAGCCATGCGAACTCGGGGTCTTTCTTCAGTTGGGTCAGCGCGGCGGAGGTTTCGTGATAGCCGATGCGTTCCTGACGCGCAAACCACGCATCGGTGCGCAGCCGCAGCATGTGGTTGTAGGCAAAGCGTGCGCAACCGAACGTCCGGGCGAGAACTTGTTCTTGCTCGGGCGTTGGGTAGAACCGGAAACGGTAGGCACGCTTGATGTCCATGCCTCACAGCACATATATTTTCTGTGTAAAATGCAAGAAAGAGTCTCCCTGGAGATGCAGCCTATTGGCTGCGCTCCTTTCCTCCCCGGCATGAATGCCGAGGTTTCTCGGAGCAACTGATGAGTGAGCAAGAGCAAAAGGGCGGTCGCGCCGTCGATTGGTGGGCGAGGTTCAAGGAGGACCAGCCCGAGATGGCCGCTGCGCTATCGATTGCGCCTGGGACCGGGCAGCTCGCCGCGATTGCTGATTACTACAAGGCGATCGAAGAGGGTGATACCGAGCAAGCGGTCATGGCCGCAATTTCATTCGTGCCTGGGCTTGGGCTTATCAAAGGCGGGAAAGCCTTCAGGCTCGCCGGCAAGACCTTGCCCATCACGCCCAAGGGTGGCGTGATTACAAAGCAGATGCACGAAGCCAAGCCAGCGGTTGAGCGCGCGCTATGGCCTGCGACGAAGCGCGCAAACGAAATTGGCAACGTGGGCGTGGGGTTTGATCTGGGCGAAGGGGTGGTTGGGTCTGCGAGCCGGCGCGGGAGTGATGTTGCAAAGGCGTCAGGCATGACGTGGGAGGACGCGTTTAGCCGGCGCGCTACCACTGCTGACAAAAAACCCGCGGCAACAGAACTCACTCCTGAGCAGCAGCGCTACATGGACGAGTGGGGGCGCATCTGATGAGACCCATCACCGACGTGACCGAAGCCGGCAAGGCCGCCGCTGACGCACATGCCGAACTCACAAAGCACCGCCACTCCGAGCCCTACCGCCTGACCGTCGACTGGCTCGATGCGCTCGCGGCGCAGCACCAGGCGCAGGCCGTGAACATGCAGCCCGAAAAGCTCGCCGAGAACCAGATCCGGATTCGGCACCTGATCGCGCTGCGCGATGCGCTCGTGGCGCAGACGGGCTCGACCGGGTTCGTGTTCTGACCATTTCAAGACCGATCAAGACCGCCTCCGAGGCGGTTTTTTTTCGCCCGTCTCTCGGGCCTCGCACCGGCTCAAAGGAGGGCCAAAGACCATGATGAAAGACAAGAAGATGGACGAGTACCGCAAGGCGTTCAACGAAGGCGGCGCCGTCGAGTCGTCCGCCGAGGACATGAACGTCGCCGACAACAAGACGACCGAAGCGGCGCCCGAGGGCATTGCGGAGACGCCGGCCGTGGCTGTAGTGATCGCCGAAGGCGCGCCCGCGGGCGAGATGCCTGCCGACGCCGAAGACAAGGCCGAGATGAGCCATGAGGACGTGCAGCGCGCAAAGTCCTGGGAAGGCCGCATCAAGAAGCGTGAGGCCGAGCTTGCGGCGCGTGAGGCGGAACTCGCTGCGCGTGAGGCGGCGCTCAACGGCGAGGGCGTCGAGATGGCTGCGGGCGGCAAGGTCTGCCAGAAGAAGGACGGCGGCAAGGTCGAGATGATGGCCGAGGGCGGCGAAATCATGGACGACGAGATGATGCCTGCCGACGACATGACCGACCCGATGGCCAGCGAAGCGCCCGATCTGTTCGCTGAAGGCGAGGGCATGGCCGACGAAGGCGTGGAAGGCGACATGGGCGACATGGACGCCGACATGGCCGAAGCCGACACCGCGCCCGTCTCCGACGATCCGGTCGAGCAGATGGCTGCCGACTACGGCCCGGAAATCGTCGCCGCCGTCACCGCAATTGTCGAGCGCACCGTGCGCAAGATCGTCGAGGAAATGGGCGGTGCGTTCGCCTCCGAGATCGAAGGCAAGATCGCCGAGATCATGCGCGCCACCGACGAGGGCTTCGGGATGATCCAGGGTGAGATGCTGCGCTCGGTGGTCGATGACATTGATGATGTGCTTGAGAGCGAAGAATTCACCGCCTGGGTGGAAAGCCTGCCTGAAGAAGAGAAGGCGCAAGCCCAGCAAGTCATCGATGCCGGCACGCCCAGCCAGGGCATCAAGCTCATCAAGCAGTACAAGGCGCGCAGCAAAGGCCCGTCGCCTGAGGACGTGTGGGCCGAGGACGCCGCGGTGGCCGTCAAGGGCAAGTCGCCCGTGCGCCTGCCCGATCGCCCGTCGATGAGCCCTGAGGATGAATACCGGGCTGCGTTCAACGCCGCCTGAGCAAGACCAACATCAACCAACCAGCCCGCCGCCGAGCGGGCTTTTTCATGGCCGCGCCGAACCGGCCCCACCAACCCTTCGGCACCCCGCAGCACGCTATCCAGCAAGTAGGGTAGGTCCGCGCCAGTTTTGCAGTGCAGGGACACGCACACACGTTGCGCCCCAACACGGCACGTCAAGACGGCATACGAGGCTGATGACCCCTGATGCGGAAAGAGCGGCAGCGCAACACCTCTCTGCCATTCATTTCGATAAGGAAATCAAGCCATGAACGAATTTGGCGATCTGACCGTAACGCAGGCCGCGTACTCGGCCAAGCAGCTCCTCGAGCGCGCAACCCCGTACTGCATCCTGCAACAGACCGGCGCGATGAAGCCGCTGCCGGCCAACAACACCAAGACGCTCAACCAGCGTCGCTACAAGTTCGCGCCGAACAGCGGCAAGTTCTCCGCGCTGGGCGTGCCGCTGGGCGCTTCGGATTTCATCCTCTCCGAGGGCGTCACTCCGGCTGCGCTCGACATCGTGGTCGAGAACTACGACCTCACCCTGAGCCAGTACGGTCTGGTGACTGGCGTCACCGATGTGGTCGACGACACCCACATCGACCCGGTGTTGGACGAAATCTACGGCGGCCTGGGCGAAGTCGCCGGCCCGATCGTGGAGTACATGCAGTGGGAAGAGTGCCGCACCGGCTCGCAGATCGTTCGCCTTGCGGGTGGCGTTGCGACCGAGGGTGCCATCGTCGCTGCGCTCACTCTGGCCGACTTCCGTGCCTGCGTGCGCCGTCTGCGTGCCAACCATGCGCGCTTCATCACCAAGACCGTCAAGTCCGACGTTCGCTGGGGCACCCAGGCGATCGAACCGGCCTTCATCGCGGTGGTGAACTCGGACCTGGAAGGCACCATCCGCAAGAACTTCGGTGACTCCTTCACCCCGGTGGCCGAGTACGGCTCGGGCGCGACCGTCCTCGAAGGCGAGTTCGGCAAGACCGAGAACGTGCGCATCCTGTCCTCGACCATCGTCGGCAAGCGCGCCGACGTGGGCGCGGCCGTGGGCACTGCCACGAACCTGCTGTCGGACACGGGCGTGAACGTGAACCTCTACGACGTGCTGATCTTCGGCGCGGATGCGTGGTGCGGCGCGGCGCTCAAGGGCGAGTTCGCCGTCACCCCGACCCTGGTTCGCGCCAAGCCGAGCGAGTCCGACCCGCTGGCCCAGCGCTCCAAGGCCGGTATGAAGACGATGCAAGGCGCCAAGGTCACTCAGCCCGCCCACATCGTCAAGCTCGTCTGCGGCGCCCTCAAGGACACGCTGCTCTAACCCACAAGCCCTAACCGGCTGACCCGAGAAGCCCTCGACTCCATTTAGTGGGAGCGGGGGCTTTTCACGTTCACAAGGACCGAAACCCCATGAACACTCGCACCAAGACCGACGCCACCGATGTCGTCGCCCCCGCCGAGCAGGCGCCCGCCCGCACCAAGCGCGTGATCTTCCAGCGCCCGGCCGGCAATCAGGATCTGGGCACGATGCTCGGCCTGAATGACTTCTGCCAGTACATCCCTTTCGATCAGCCGGCGGAACTGCCCGCCGAGGTGGTCGACTACTTCCGCGCCGAGAAGGTGGTGAACTACTTCGCCGGCCAGGACGGCCAGCCGGTCGCCTCCTACAGCGCGAAGTTCAACATCCTCGACGCCTGATCGGCGTTTGAGCCAAGGCCCGCCACTCGCGCGGGCCTTTCCTTTCTCTGGACTCGCGCGACATGGCCAAGCATTCCGACTTCTACCCGCTGATCCTGCCCGCCGTTCCGGGCTGCCCGTACATGACCGTCGATCTGGCGATCAACCGGGCGGCCATCGACCTGTGCGATCAGGGGCGCGTGTGGGAAGAATCGCTCGATGCGCTGACGCTCATCGGCAGCATCGATGCTTACGAGATCGATCTGCCGGCCGGCGCGGTCCTCGTGTGCGTGCGCAACGTGCGCCTCGATGCGCGCCCGCTGCAGCTCATCACCTCCTGGACGGACTTCGAGGGCAGGGTGGCACAACCGGGCCAGCTCACGCACTACGCCATGCGCGGCAACGAGCTTGTCGTCTATCCGGCGCCGCACCAGTCGGGCGGCCGGGTGACGCTCGTCGCCACGCTGAAACCCGCCTTCAACGCCACAAGCCTACCCGACGTGCTGCTGCAAACGCACATGGGCACGGTCGCCGAGGGTGCGAAAGCGTACCTCAAGGAGATGACGGGCGCCGCCTGGTCCGACCCGTCAGGCTTTGCGCTTGCCTCCCAGCGCTTCCGCGAGGGCGTTTCGCGCGCTCGCATCAACGTCGAGCACGGCTTTGCCGCGGGCTCGCTCTCGATCACGCCACGCCGCTACGGGCAGAGGTAATCCAATATGGCTCCAATCCAAGTCAATCACGTCGTGGTCCGCGTGGGGCAGTGGCGCCAGGACACGACTCACATCCGCTGGCCGCTCGCCGAGAAGCTCCAGTACATCACCGACGCGGTGCGCGAGGTCTGCTTCTACAAGCCCGATGCGTGCGTCAAGACGGCTGTCGCCA